TCGTCAAATATTTCTTGATCGTCCGCCAGTGCAGCGATAGATAGCGCGTCGCCTATGAAATCCATCAACGCCATAACCTGCATCGGGTGCATTTGACGTAAGCCAAGTGTCTTCATGTTCTTCTCAATCATTCTATTTCTCCCCAATCATCCTTAATATCTACATCTATTTTTGATGGAACCTTGAGCGGAATCCCTGTTTCCATAATCTCCTTTATTCTAGCAGTCTGCTCTGGACTATCTATGTTGAAGCATAACTCGTCATGAACCGTGAGCATAGGAGTAAGACCCTCCTTGTAGCAATCAAGCATCGCCTGTTTGGTTTGGTCGGCTGCTGATCCTTGGATCAAACGGTTGAGTGCCTTGTATGTAAACGCTCGTTTAATGGCTGACCCATACTCCTTGTGAGCGGCGTCGTGGGCCATAGGCTTGCCTACTCCAAACTTCTTTGGCTCCCACATGGGGAACCTACACTTACGTCCCAGAAGGGTGCGTATGTGCCCGTTCTCGTCGGCTCTCTTGGTCGCCATATCGGCAAGCTGCTTAACAAACGGAACCTTATTGCGGTGCCTATAGATCAAATCCTTGGCGTCATCAGGGGGGATGCCTAGCTGGTCGGCAAGCTTTGCTACACCCATGCCGTACATGATCCCCAGGTTCACGGTCTTAGCTTGCTTACGCGTGATCCCTGCGAGGTCTGCAACCATCTGGTGTAGATCAACGTCGCCGCTGTTGAACTCCTCTACTACATCATCGACCACATGGCTCCGCATTGCGGAAGGAACGCTTGCTGCAAAGTGCACCAAGAGCCGTGGTTCTTGGCTCGAATAGTCAAACGATCCCCACTTCATTCCATCCTCTGGAATAAACAAACCTCGGATCATCTTCTTGATGTCTGGATCCCGAGCGGGGATCTGCTGTAGGTTGGGGTTGGATGAAGAGAACCGCCCTGTTACCGTACCGCCCTCGTCCCTACGTGTAGAGTGGAGCTCTGTGTGGATGCGTCCGTTGTGCTCGTGCCGTAAGATGCTGTCGATAAACGTAGCGTCTGCCTTATCAAACTCCCGCAACTTAACCAGCGTCTGGCATATCTCAGCGGGGTGATCATTGAGCCAAGCCTTTGTAAAGGACGGAGCGTCTCCAGAGCGGCTGACTTCTTTTTCCTCAATCGTGCCGTTCTCTAGTTTTACGTCTTCAGTCTGTATCTTGAGCGGTGTTCTTGGGTACTCCAAGCCCAGCTTGTCGAACATTTTAGCTATGGATGCAGAGGCCCAGATGTCCACCTCCATCCCTGCTTCTTTCTCTATCTTACCGCGCAGTAACTTGGACTGCTTGCGGATCAACTTCTTGTTCTTCTCTGCTTTGTCCAGGTCAACACGTACACCGTTGGTCCGCATGTCCAACATGCAGGGTATCAACCCGTTCTCAATGTCCCATATGTGCCAGAGTTCTTCCTCATCGAGCCTTACCTTCAGCGCATCCCACAGCTTGAGTGTAGCAACCGCGTCCTGTTCGGCGTATGCCCCGACGTACTTGGGTGGAAGCTTGTACATTCCAGACTTAGGGTCAACGCCCCAGTCCTTCGCAGCGGCTTGCAGGAGCCTCTCGTTCTTACGCATAGAAACAAAGTCACGAGCCATCGCATCAAGGCCAAAGGACCATCGGTTCTCGTCCACCAGTGCGCCTGAGATCATCGTGTCAATGATCCGGCCCTTGACCTCTATGCCCTCGGCTCTCAGCCAGCCAGCATCGTAGGTTGCGTTGTGCATAATTACGTTCATCTCAGGTACAGACAACTGTTTCTTGAGCCAGCGCATGGTGAACTTTGGATCTAGGTTGTGTGAGTTCTCGTGTCGGATAGGAAAGTACCCTTGGTATTCCCCCGCTGCCACAGCAATCCCTATTATGTGACCGTCCTTACGGGCCCACCCAGGACCAAGGGTCTTGATGTTAGGGTCGTAGGTCTCCAGATCAACGGCGACTTCTCTGTATCCGGTTAGGTCTGGGTATTCTGTTGGGATGTTCCAGTCTTGATCTATTAGATCCAGTTCGTTCTTGATCTGGTGATGCAGGGCGCTGCCAAATAAATTACTTTGCATTCTTCGCTCTCATTCTATTCAAGATTTCATTGTGCCGTGGAAGTAATAGAGACGGAGGGTTATCCTGCTTGTCGTTGTGCTCTGCTCCCAGGGCACTATACCCACACTTATCCACCCACGAATCCTGATGATCGATGTTCTCAACGAGCCTCGCGCTCTTTACCCAGTCCATCATCAACGCAACATGCGACGGGGTCAGGTGACCGTGGCTCTTTAATGCGCCGCTGATAATAATATTCCAGCCTGAAGCGATGCGGCTGTGGTTATCGTATGCATCTCCGTAGTCCTGGGCCCTCTGCCCGTTGATCAACTCTTTGGCTGTGTCTAAGACTTCATCACGTTTCATAGCGTGTACCTGTATTTGTTGTTGCTCTGTAGAATGTACAACGTGTGCCGTGCTCTGGTTATCCCAACATAGAACGCTCGATGCTCATCGTCTGGATGGTCACTGTTCACACACGCTGCGGTGGACGCCGTATATACGACGCAGTTATCATCTTCCCCGCCCTTCATAGCATGGAAGGTAGACAGTTTGATACGTGGCTCTGATAGTAGATCGTCTCCTCTTCGCATCATAGCCGCAATATACTCTTTCTCGGCCTTGCCAATCCGCAACACCTCCGACGCAGACTGATCTGCCCCGACCAACAAGCCATGTTCTTTTTGCAGTTGCTCCATGGTTAGCTCCGAATCAGGAGCTAATATATCTAACATCTGTGTGGATCCCCGCTTAACAACAGCGTTCTGCCCCTGCTTTGGGACAGATGAGTAGAAGTCCTTGATCCTTTGTAACGACACCGTCTTGTCAGCGCAAAGATCCTGCCAAGTAAATATGTTTGAAACCAAGGTAGCCGACACACTAGGCCGTCCCTTGATTGAATACTTAAACCCTAGTTTCTTTATGTGCTCCGCCAAGTCAATGACGTAGCTGTTGGTCCGAGCCATGATGGTCCACGATCCCTCGTACAAGGGGATATCATCCAAGTGATAGACAAACTCCACCACCCCCTCCTCGTCCCTGGGCTCAAACTCTTTCTCGTGCCGTTCGGATATACGTTCGGATATGTCGTTCGCCAAACGATGCACGGCCTTGGGAATACGGTAGGATTTCTCCAGAACTTTTACCTTATCCGTACTCTTGTTAAACAGTTCGACCTCTACACCTGTCCACCTGTGGATAGCTTGGTCATCATCTCCCGCAATAAAAACCTGATCGGCATTGTCCGCTATCTTCTCAGCCATCTGCCATTGCAGCGGAGTAAAGTCTTGAGCCTCGTCGATAAACATGAAGTCCAAGTTCGGCACCTCTCCCAACGGTATGTACTTCTCAATCATATCCACGAAGTCATACTTGTTAGTCGCCGACTTGTACTCTTCGATCTGCTTGGATAACTGCACAAGCTTCGGGAAAAACAAATCGCGGTCACCCGCATCATTGAACTCACGGTCCAGATCAACCATGCGCAGCCGCGCTCGGTTTTCCAGTTGCAGATATTTGGACCCTGATCCTCCAATCGTAGGTAGGGACAAGCCGTCCTCTAGGGACATCCGCATCTTGCCCTCAAACGTCAGTCCAATCTCACGCCCGATGTTGTCGTAGTCCTCTTTGTTCATGATATCTTGAGGCTGCAACCCCAGACCGTGGAACCCGAACGAGTGACTGGTCTTCATGTAAGGAAAGTTCTTCGGCTCCAAGTTAAACTCTGCACAAGCTCTCTCCACCATTTCTTCAATGGCCTTGCGGGTAAATGAGATCACCCCAATCCTTGATGGATGAGTGCCGTTATCCAACGCCTCCTTGATTCTCTGGATTAAATAGTAGGTCTTGCCCGTCCCTGGTGGACCCAGAACCAGCTGCGCTTTCGGTATCATAATGCTTTTCCCCTAGGTCTGGTGTTCACCCAGTCCTCAACCTCGGACAAAACCCATCGGCTCGATGACCTCCTGTTTGTCTCGTCCCCTAAAACGATTGGTTTCGGAAAATCCTCATGTGTTTGGGCCAGCTTATAGACGTAGGATCGAGACACACCCAGTAGGTCCGCAACCTCTCCTATCCTAAGTAGTCGATTAGAATGGGATGTCATTTGAAATCTCCTTAACAGGCAATTCGGTTTCATCTTCTTGGAAGGCTGGGACATACCAACACCGTATAGTTGTCCGCTGGCCTTTCTTTTTAGTAACATGTTGCTTTCCACTGTCGCCGCCCATGTCCCGTATCATCTGGATGATTTGAGCTCGGGTCTGACCAACAAACCTGCGGTGGTGCAGAAACTCCAACAGACCTTCCAACTTAAACTTCGTCACACCACCATCGGTCCACGGCTTATTCATCTCAATCTCTTCGGGGGCCATGGCACGAATGTGACTGGTGCAATAGGAGAACAGGTGCTCTTTGAACTGACCCGCAATCGTTTCCTCATACGGAACATCGATGTACGTTGCTTGGCTCATCAAACCGTTGACCATCTTCTGCCAATTCTGTGGTTTGGTGGTCGGCGGCATGAAGTTGCATTGCTCCATACATGCTCTCTGCCAGAGCGTCTGGTTCTGTAGCTGCTCCGAACTCAACTGAATCCGTAGTCCGTTTACATCCATGAAGTACAACCGCGGCTCCGACAACATGATCGTCAACCCACCAACCTGTGGTGCATCGGGAGAGTCATCGGTGATACCATGCTTTGCAACCACACAAAGAGATGGGTCACAGTAGGACTTGAACGGCTCGTCTTTACAGGTATACCCCCAGTCCTTCTTGTCATGCTGCTTGATCACAGTCAGCACCTCTGAGGATGGAAGGGGCGGAGAGAATAACGTGCGGTTGTATTCTTCCAGGGAAGCTTGCCAACTATCCGGAAACTTCTTCTTGCAGTACACACCCATAAAGAACAGCAGCTTGTTCCTGGGTTCGCTCTGTGGTCCATCGGAGAAAATGTTGCGGATGCATGGGGGACCGTCAGAGAAATGCTTACGCGTTTGCGTTGTAGATCTTATGGCTTCCAGATCGGACAGGTTTACCCTGGCTTTATTCGCCGCAACTAAGAACTCATCTAGTTCCATGGACTCTGTCTTCCGGTCGTAGCAAAACCGTTGCGGGGTTTCTGCATCAAAGTATGGCATGTTTATGAAGTTGCCCACATCTCCTCGCTCTACGATGATTGAGTCCTGCTTGGGGAATATCTCTGCTCCGCTGTGACCCAGCATAATCGCCATCTCTGTTAGATACTCTCTAGCTACAGACGCTTGCTCCCACTCTTTAAGGAATAGATACAAGTGGGCACCGCCGGACTTGGACCTACACTGAAGCAGCGGAAGCTTTAGCTTTTGGATCCTGTCTTGTAATTCTTTTTGATTTAAATCGTACACATCAATGTCGATAGCCCCGAACCGACACGCGTTGTCCTCGTTGATAGGGATCGCGCCAACACCCTGCTTCCCATCGATGTGATCTTGTACAAGCTTCTCGGTCAGAGGCTCTCGGATAATCTTACTTTTTGAATCTGCTTTTCCATTGCGACCCACTCTCCCAACAGAGGTGGTGCCATGCGCGTTCTTTGCGCCTGCAAAAACGGCAAGCAACTTCTTTGCCTGTGACATTTACTGCTCCTCACGTTGAAGTCGAGGACGGCGAACAGACCCAGCCGCCGTCCTCTAGGCTACTTAAAACGGGATTTCGTCCTCGTTTTTGCCGGAAGTACTGTCATGGGAGGAGGAGTCTCCCTCTTCTGGCGCAGCCTTTACTTCGCCCGCAGCGATACTATCGCGGAAGGCTTTTGCCTCAAGCATAAGATCGCGGTTCTGAACCAACCCAACCTTTTCAATGTGGTAGTTGAACCACGTACCTTGGTCATTGCTCTCCTCAACAGTGGTAAACTTCCACTGAGTGGCAAAACACGGAGGCTTGACCATCTGCCCTGTCTTTGGGTGCTTGACCTTTTGCAACCCAATCGAGGTCTTCCAACGACGGCTGACCTTCAACTGGCTAGACTTCATGTCGATCACAACAGGTTGTGTCATCCCATCTTCACCAACCACCAAGCAGAAGTGCTGGTCCGACTTGACCAACTCGTTGCCGTTGGGAAGAATCTCCTTGGCCCCTGATCGTGTAGTTTTACGCAAGACAGAGTCAGTTGCAGATATCTCTCCTTGGAACCCGCCGCCTTGATCACGCGGAATAAACTCCAAATACTTGACGGTCTGGAAGCAAGGCACAACAACGATGCCCTTCTCCCCTGTGAACAGTTCCATGGTGACATTGTTAAACATATCACCCTGCTCTGACCCCTGAATGTAATCAGATTCACGCTTCTTGAGCTGGGGGGACATTGCTTGCAGGATACGAACGAACGGTATCTGCATCTCGGAACTGTCAAAGGACGCGCCTTCACCAGCAAACTCTAGGATGTCGTCCATGACATCTGTGCTTAACTCTGCACTTTTTTTCTTAGCAACTGCGTTACCCATTGTTCTTTGCCTTTCTGATAATATCATCTTGACGTTTCATGTCCGCCTCAATCGCATCGTCTTCGATGGACTGTTCGATCATGTCGTCTTCCCACTGGTCTTCAGGATCCCGACTAGATTCATCAGTATCAATGAAAGCATCATCCTTGTCGCACTCTTCACGACTGATACGATCCATTTCTTCCAATTGCATTTGTTTTGACACGCCCATATTACTTCCTCCGGATTTGTGCTGTGTTTGAAATGAATGCCCCGAACATATCGAGGTCAACTGGTTTGCCTTCAACGACACGCTCTTTGATGAACGCTTTAAGTGTGGAAGGGTGAACGTGGGTCTTGGTCTTCGGATCAAAGCCACGATCTTGTAGCAGTCCGACAACGTCTCCCGCTACGTTATCCTCGCCCTTACCAAAGGACACAGTTATGTCGTTCTTAATAATGTCGTCAAGGCGGTTGTCGCGAAGCCAGTTAAAAGCCTCCTCTTTCCGCGCAACTGGTATGGACGCAGAGACAATC